CGTCCAGCAGATATTCAATACAAGACGATAAATCATCGATCCCGTACTCGGGATGTAGCGGAATAGAGACAGGATCCACTTGTCCATTGTTCCGGTTCTTCCCAATTTTAACAGTCACCATATGCCCTATGGTCCGCGCTTTTCCTTCGATTGTTTTTTGAATAGACTTGCCAGGAGTCAACCAAAGTTCCACGGTAGACGTAAACTTCAATGCAGCCCCGCCAGACCGGGTTTTTTGTTGGTATAATCCGGAATTCACTTTGACCTTTGCTTGAGAAATAATAAACACCATCGAATTGGTGTCTTGCATCGCCCCTTGAATCCGGCGCACACATTGTGCATTCATCTTTGCACGCTGCATTCCATAGCTCTGTGCGGCGGGTTTTCCCTTGTGAAAGGCTTCCTTCGATTCCTGAAATAACTTTTGTTCCTCTAACGTTTCCAATCCGTCCATACTATCCAAAATATAAATGAATGGACGGCCATCGGTAATGGCATCGTCCACATTATAGTAGAACTCCTCCAACGACCAAGACTGCTCCGAGTCTTCGCCCGGCCCCTCAATCCGCTCTTCCAATTGCGCTCCAAACAGCGAAATCTTATCAAATAGGTTTCCATGCTCCACATCGTCATAAATAAGTCGATGTTCCGCAAAGTCTGGGTTATAACAGGCTTCCGCCAGAATGATATTGGATAAGAACGTCTTCCCCGAAGTCGAATCTCCCACAATCGAATACACATGCCCCGCTGGAAACGCTTGCCCGATCTTGTTAGTAAGCGCGAGATCGAGTAAAGAACTGCCTGATGGCAGGTAAACCCGATCTTGTTTCACTCGCTTTTTTGCCATACACTTAAACTCCTCTATTGCCTGTTGAGCGCTTGTGCTCATTTTGCCGGATCAATTTTACTCGGGTATGGAACCGGCGAGATTGATATCACCAAAAGCCGCAACCAAAACGCGATCCAAATCCCCCTCAGAAATCCAATTAGCACTCCAATAGCGCTTCCTATAACCGCAAGACACAAACCACCAATCAAGACATCCACTGACCCGATCAGTGTGTGTCTGAGCATCCGCTGCCAAATTTTTGCTGATTTTCGATATGTAACATTACACCACATATAAGTCCTCTTTCCAATGCAGGCATTTTTCTTCTATACCCTAATAGATGTTCCCGCAAAAACAGATTCAACTCTCTATGGCGGGACCGGAGAAAGGATCAGAAACCCCGGCCCCGCCAAACTGCTGGCGCAAACCCTACTACTTACGCCATAAGACACGCCTTCTTAGTTTCCGCCGGGCATACCGCACATTTGGGCTTGCTTCCCGTATCCACGCCATACACATACCCCTTGTCGGCATGCGGGCACCCTGACACTTCTTGTACGCTTTTGGCGTCAACTGGCGGACTCGCTTCAAATGGAGGTTCTTCATCCGGGATCAATCTCGGCTGCTCCGGAATCCTTGGAACCTTCATGGACGGATGGACAACAGATCCTGCCGCCGCACCATGCACAGGATCTTCTGCTTTTCCGGCTCCTGCACGAGATTCCCGCCATTGTTCCACCAGTGGTTCAAACCAGGCGCACATGTCATCCGGTTCCGTCAGAATCAGCAAATCATCAAACGACGGGAGTGCTGCCGCAAACTCTTCTGTATACTGCCGTACCCGAGGCTCAAAGTCAATCGCGTTGCATTGCGGATACGAGCGTCCAAATCCACCTGCGACCGCAATATATTTGGCAACCACGGTCATTCCATCTGTCGGAGAATGGAACCAGTAAAAGTTTTGCCGGGACGGATCCCCTTCTACCATCGATAAGCGCGACTGCAGCGCCTCTGTAAAATTGGATGGGGTGACCCGGTACAACTGCACCCCCGACTCTCGCTCCTGAGTGTTCACTACCCAATACAAATCACAAGGCTTCGGCTTATACAAGCTTGTCTCAGCACAGTACTCAGCCGCTTCTGAGCCAGGTGGGCGATTGTTCCAGTAATCGCGCTGCCGCGCAAATAGGGCCTTTGTCTGATACGCGGCACACAGCGGACAGGCTTCGTGCACCGTTTGACGGCAAAGCACACCCCCACCACCGACTGGAGAGTAATGCACCTTGATCGTCCGGTTGTACGTACAATCGCCGATAGAGAGTCCATCCTGTGGCAGCTTTACCACAGTGGGCAGAATATCCAACCGGCGGATCCCTGGCGAAGTTGCGCCAAACATCTTAACCCCTTCAGGGATACGGAAAAACGGACGGCTTGTGCCTTTTGTCGCTGCCAACTCCGCTTCCTTCTTGAGCCGCTCTTGTGCAGCAGCCATCATCGCTTCTTTATTCCAGTTCATCGTTCCTCCGTTCTTTCAAGGCTTCCGCCGCACGGGCCTTCATGGCCTGCTGTGCATCCACCGCTTCGGTCCTAGATTTCACATCATCGGAACGGCCCGAAAAATAGGCCATCCCATACAACGTAACCAAGTTTTCCAGCGCCCGTTTCTTATGCTCCATTGCCTGAACCATCCGGTCCAACATCTGCTGTTGGTATTGTGCAGCCACAACCGCTTGCTCTGCTTTCACCATTTCGGGATGCCTAGTAACCACCTCGGTGATTTGACCTTCGGTCACTTTTCCAATCCCGAACTTTTCAGGACATTCGCGAGCAGCCCGGCACAAATCGCCCCACTGCACATCCCGCGCAATCCGCGCCTGTTCGGCGTCCCGACGAGATTCCACCGCCTGCGTTGCAATTTCCATGAATCGTAAGGGCTGCTGCTGCCACTCCTGATCCAGCAAGTACTCATTTATTGACAAGTAGCCCACGAATTGGCCTTCACTCGTATCTTCCGTTTTCATAATCTTTTCCTTTCCGTTTTGTACCCGCTGCTCATTAGAAATATACCACACTTTTTCACAAAAAGCAAGGGGAAAATCAAACTTTATTTCCCCCCGGACAATGAGGACCACGCCATGTAGCATGCCGCTGTAAACCCAGGCATACCAACATCATACAGCGGATTTGCCATAAACGAAATAACCAGCGCCGCTTGCGCAGAGTACTTCCCAGCCAGAAGAACCTTGTTCATATAGCCCAAAACACACCGGCGCAAGCCCTCGGGGTCTTGCCCCTGAAGTCCTGCCAACACCTTAACCAACATCATCCAGGTTGTAGGCGGGGTACAAAACATCCGGCACAAATCCTGAACCTGCGTTTCTATTTGCTCGGTAATCTGCGCTCCCGCATTCCCCCCACCAAATAGGGCCGAGTCCAGTAAGACCAATGCCTTTCTTGAAGAACCCTGCGCTGCTTCAATGATTGGATCAATGTCCACCCCTCGCAATCCTCGTTCAGAAAATTGCGCCTCTCGATCAGTTACGGCAGACAAAAGATCGCACATCTCTTGATAAGGAAGCGGTGTAACATCCAATCGTGTCACTCGTGTTTGTATGGTTGGCAGAATTTGCGCCGCATTAGTTGTGCATAAAATAAAGTACACATGAACAGGAGTATCTTCCAATAACTTCAGCAGCCCATTCGCGGCATCTTTTGTCAATTGATGGCACTCATCCAGCACCCATACCCAGCAGGATCCGTCCAATGGACGCACTTGCACCAAATCGGCAATCTCTCGAATGGCATCGATTCCCCGCGCATCCGAAGCGCAGTTCAACTCCCGGTAATACATTCCAGTCTGTGTAGTCCCGCCCACCTGTTTTCCAATGATTCGCGCCAAGGTTGTTTTCCCGCAGCCTGAAGGTCCAGTGAACAACAGAGCATGCGGAAGAGCCTCATTCTCCAAATACTGCTTCAAAATTTGAACCGTATTTTTGTTCCCCACCACTTCTGTCAAAGAAGTGGGGCGATATTTTTTGTACAACTCCATCTGCAAACTCCTTCCACACTATCAACGCTAATAAGAAGCTACTGCAACAAGCAACTTTTTCACATCATCAATACATTCACACAGTCGGTGCGGAAATCCCGACCACAGCACATCTCCAGATTTTGTATAAATTGAGCAAATACCATCCGCATACCGAAAAGTTACAGAATTATCAAGAGTAACTGCCCAATACCGCTGTACATTTTTCTGATTACTCATTGGAACCACCTTTCCATTGACATAATTTTATATTTGGGTGGCGACGTGGATCATCCGCCCGATGATAAATGGTCAACATACTATCCCGATCATTACCACTCTTTGGGCAGCCTGTAGCAGGGTCTACAAAAGAGATTCTCGGCGACAACAAAAGTACTGTAGGCGCATATTGCCGAACCACCTGCTGCCACCAAGCAGCCCCCGTACAAGCATGTCCAAGTACGGCTGCACCAGAAATATGCTGTGCGCTAAAAATCTCATGCACGGCCTTTTCATGCCATTTTCTCGCGCACTTGAATGGTGGATTGCACCAAGCGAATCCCTTCCCACTTCCCCATGGAACTGATAATCCATCTTGATCCGGACTGATAAATCGGGCGCACTTAGTACTCTGCTCTGTAGCGCAAACATCAACATCGAACGTGTACCTAGCACTAATGTATGTCCAAAAATCTCCAGGTGTTTCCCACAGTTGACAAGTCATACAACCTTCCTCCTATTCATATTTCAACAAAAAATCAGGATTCAAGACTTTGAACGAGAACCAGGTGTCCGGATCTTCATGCCGGATCACGAGACCTTCTCGGGGTAATTTTGAATTGTTCCCTACAATACTCACACCGGATGCCAGCTCAACTAAAGACGCTACAAACCGATCTTCAGTCAAATTGTTCATTTGTTCTCCAATAAACACCCTCGGAACCCGATCCAATTCTGCTGCACACAGTGCCGTATCCAATTCCGAACCCTCAAATAATGGAATTCTACACTGCCGATCAATATCGAATGCACCAAAAATGAACCAGCGCAATGATTCCAATCGATACTTGTTCCCCTGCACTCCCGGCCCACATAACTCACCCTGCAGCGCAATGTTTGGATACATGGACAGGCCACCATCCATCAGCCAGTCCAAAACGCCGCAATCCCTTACCACCCGAACGGCCTGGCCTGGAACTTCCGCATCCAACTTCAACTCCAGATTTCGCGAGCACACGCCCACATTTCCTTGGTTCCTATACACGGTCACCGAAGTTCCATCAAGCTTTTCCGTGGCCGTCCACGGCATACTCCAGTTCCGATTGAACGCCCGCCATGGGATATTCTGAACTCGTTCTTCATCTGTCTTTGGAATGAATCCCGGAAACGACCCTCTGACCTCCGCTCCAGGCACCTTTGCCGCAGGCGGAACATAGAGAGACACCCCCAAAAGATCGGTCACATCTTCACCCACTGCCCAGAATCCCGGCGTTTCTCCCCCTTCTTCGGGAAGAATGGAAAGTGAGAACACAATGCCCTGAGACACCTGCTTACGCAATTTCACAGTGCGAATCCGATAATTTCGGCTTGCAAGAAATTCCGACCAAGGCGCGGGTGGAAGCACCGAATCAATCTCGCAGTAAACACAAAGATCCCCCACCTCAAACTCACCCTTCTTTACCACCACATCCCAACCCCGAACTTTGGCCACCTCAATAGCATCGGCATCCGGAATTGGAGACAATGCCAAAATCTTGTCTACTGTTGCTAGTTTCCGTTCCATTCTATCTATCCTTTCTGCAATTCAGTTCGAGTTCTTTACGGCATCCACATTACCAATTGCCAAACGGCTAAAGGAACATACCTGCTGTTTCCAGTCCTGGACATCCGCCTCTGCCCTCCACACACTCTCCTTCGCATTCGCTTTAGCGGACTGAAAATGACTACGAGACTCCCAGCAGTTTTTCTCATCATTGTCTATAGAATACTGATACTCTATACATTTACCTAGAAACCCTTGAGCATCCAGCGCCTCTTTCCATGCCCGTGCTGAATCGGCAGCAAACACAGCAGCCTGTTTACATTTCCCGGTATGAGATGTGCTTTGAGACATTAGATGGGATGCCAACTTTGCAGAGTACACCGTTCGATCTCTAGCAGCAATCCAATCCTCTGCCCACATTTTCCATTGACTATCTGTGCATATTGACTGCACAGCCTCAATCGCAGAAACAACCTGTTGTTCCAATTGCTCCGATGACAAAAGATCTGCATCATCAACATTCATTCTACACCTACTTTCTCGTACCAAGACCCGTTTACACCACTTGCCTCAATCTCCACCTTTAATGGCACAATGATCCAGTCCCACGTCTTGCGAATCTCAACCTCGCAAATCCGATGCACCAACGCACAATAATCCTCGAATTCCTCTCCCGGCACATCGGCAACAATCGAATCGTGAATCTGTCCAATCAAAAGCGTCCGCATGCCCCGCGCTTTTATCTCTGCGTTCAGATGGATCAACGACCACAACAAACAATGGAAAGCGCTCCCCTGCACTGGATAATTGATCACCGACCGAAAGTCCATATACCCGCCATAAGTAAATCCCGTATGCGAAATAATCTGTCCTTGTTCCAAGTAATCCTCATAAA